GTCATAATTAGTTAATCTATTTATATTCCAAAATATATCTCTAACAGTAGTCTCATAATCTTCATCTTTCATATTTTTATTATACTTAAATCTTTTTAATAGATTTTCTATTGATTTATATGTAAAATCTTTTTCTGAATATTTTTTATCCATTATTAGTCCTCCCAACCATTAGTAGGTATTAGTGTACCTGACTTAGTAATAATCTTATTATCTGCTCCATTACTTGTATAACCATTCGATATGCTAAATAACCCATCTGTTAATTGTAAGTTAGTTGTATCTGTAGCATAATCAAAGTACCCATCTAGGTCTGATGTATATGTTGTTGGAATAAGTGATGCTTGATAGAAGTATTGTCCACCTGATGCATTTGTCATAGCTGAAGCTGCATTGTCTATATATAATGTATTACCATAGATAGATACAAAACTAGCTTCTGAAGAACCAGCATTTGATGAATTTAATAGAATATACTCATCAACTCCACTACCAGTATCCCATCTCTTATTATCAAAAAGCGCCCAACTTCCAGTACTATCAATTCTCTTAATAATCAACTCATGTGGTTTACATTCATTACCTTCACTATCTACTGTTACAATCTTATTACCACTTGCACCAGTACCATTATAGATACCACAAGTCCAGATGGCTGATTTAGCTTTGTAGTATAGGACATAAGAATTGTTTATTCCATTCATTGTCGTACCATCACCAATCAATACTCCTTGAGTATTAAAAGACTTTATATAGTTTAAACCACTAGCTACACTATCAGTTGTATTTAATCTCAAACCAGTTTCATCACTGCTGAAGATACCAGATGAATACCAATCACTAGATGTCCCTAATGATTTTGCATCTACATAATCCAACTCAATACCTAAGCTATGTGGTATCTGATGTCCAGCTATTCCACTACCTTGATATACAATCATACCCATATTAGTTACTGGATTATATGCTTCTATATATCTTTTACCTTGTGAAGTTAATCCCCATTTGATGTGAGTGTATAGTTCTATGTAGGTTACATAGGTTATACCAGAACCATTAGTATTTGCATTATTGCCAAGAGTAAAGCCATTTGATGTATATCCAGTAAATGTTAGAGCTTCACTTCCCTCTGCGTTTGTTAATGCTGTTAGAATATGTTTATTGCTTCCTCTAACACCATCAAATATAAGATGTTGTTTAGCTTCACTTCTCCCCTTAATATGTACCTTAATAATTCCATCAACACCAGTTACATCTTTAAAGCTAATCTCTCCAGACTCTACAGCAGTACCAGCATCATTTTTAACTATACAATCTCCAGCAGCTCTATCGTGGTAGTATCCAGTACCATTAGAGGATTGTGTAAAGTCTATTGAAGATACACCAATGTTAATCTCTTGGCTTGAACTATTACCAGTATATAAGAACTTACCAGCACCTAATGTTTTAACTGTGTTAGATAAGCTAAATGTACCAGCTAGTTGTGAGCTAATAGGTAAGGCTACTTTTGGCACAACTCCTACTGCAGTGTCAATTAAAGCATCAATTTGACTGTCATCATATCCACCATAAGTTACATCAAAGTACGCATTAATATCTACAATGTCACCAGCATTAAGACCGCTATCTAATACAATTTTAACACCATCCGTAGCAGTAAAGTCAGAATTAGCTAATTTTAAACCATTCACATAAACATCTACAGCTCTATCATACGTACAAGCAAAATCTGTTTGACCTGACGTAGCGATGTAGTTGTACTTGTTTACCTGAATATCAGAATCAAGATTATTACCAACGTATGCCATTAGTTAATCTCCAAAGTTGAAGTAACTACATCTACTGTTTGGTCTGAAGTAACTGATACTGTATCTCCAGATTCTACTACAAGCTTTTGGTCTCCACCTACAACCACTAGTGCACCTCCAACTGGTACTGGTGCATTCTTAACAATATACGCTGTATTTAGTTTAACAGAGACGTATGCTGGGCTTGTAGCTGTGTTGGCTATAGATAGACCAATGATTGTTGTTTGAGTGCTTGAAGCACCTGTAAACACTGTTGTTTCAGTTGTTATTGATGTTGATTGATATGATTTGAAAGTATTTGCCATTTTTTATCCTTATCCTAGTGCTATAGCAAAAGCTAATGCGTTACCTGTTACTAATGCGTCACCATTATCTACATATGTTGATGTTGCATAACCTTCTGAGCTATGGTCTCCCCAGCTATAAGCTGTATCCCAGTTGCTTGTATCTGTAGATGTAATATTGTATGCTTCGCTGTTTAAAAACTCAGTAGCATAACCTTGAGCATCACTAGCATATCCAGCAGCATCACTTGCACTACTTGCAGCAGATGTCGCTGAGTTTCCAGCATTGGTCTCACTTGTAGCTGCATTACTAGCTGATGTGGATGCACTGCTCGCACTATTAGCAGCATTTGTTTCTGATGTAGCTGCATTGCTAGCTGACGTACTAGCATTAGCTTCACTAGTAGCTGCATTGCTTTCTGAGTTTGAAGCATTGCTTGCACTTGTAGCTGCTGCACTAGCACTATTACTAGCATTAGTTTCACTCGTGCTTGCATTTGATGCAGAAGTTGCAGCATTAGCTTCTGACGATGCTGCATTTGTTTCTGATGTGCTAGCTGCTGATTCCGAATCACTTGCTAATCCTGCCTGAGTTGTAGCTATACCAGCTTGAGTTGTAGCTGTAGTTGCTGATGCTGATGCTGACGTTGCATATCCTTCAGCATTAGACTCTGCAGTCTCTGCTAGACCTTGTGCTGTCTCTGCTGCTGTCTGAGCATCTTCTGCTAATCCTTGAGCAGTTTCAGCTGCTGTTTGTGCTGTTTGTGCATCTGTTGCACTAGACTCTGCATTGCTAGCATAGCCTTGAGCCAATCCTGCTTGTGTGGTTGCTATAGTAGCATTTGATAGTGCTGTTGAAGCAGAAGATAATGCTGATGTTTTGCTTGCTAATGCTGATGCTGCGGAAGTTGAAGCAGATGATGCTGATTCGTTAGCTAGGTCTTTAAAAGTCTCAGCTTCGTCTCTATATCCTTTTGTTTCAGATAATGCACTATTGATACTAGCTTGAGTAGCACCCTTGGTTAAGCTAACGTTGGTTCTATTGTCTATCTTAGTTAAGCTTACATCTGCCATAGTTAGCTCCTAATTTTTATGTCTCGATGTATTCTTCCAGACATTAATTTCTCTTCGTTTAAATCAGATGATTTAACAACAAATACAACATATTCTTCAAGATTGTCTATTAGCTTGGCTGTATCAGTCTTGCTAAGTGTTAAACTATATGCATTACTTACTACGCTAAATTGTTTAGAGCCAATAGATGGTGAGTAGAAGTAGCAGGAATAGCTTGTCTCCAAGTTCTCTCCATCTGCTGCATTATAGTCTAAATTTAGCTCGTATGGATACCCTTGTTCTATAAATAAGTCTGTAATAATTTTAGCCATTAATAGTCCTTAAAAGAAATAACTTTTTGTAGTTTTTGGATTGTTTATGTAATTAAGAGTATTGTTCTTCTTTTGGCTCTTCATAGCATTCATAAACATCTGCATAAAATATCCAGCTTTTTGGAATTGCTCCATATCTGTATCTTTTTCATATGCCTTGCTAAGGATAAAGTATCTATATGATTCTTCGTCACCTTGTCTTACTGTATCATTTAGATTATCTTCAGAAGGGAATGATATATGTTTTATTGTAAGTGTTACACCAGTTTCAGGAGTATTTACATATATTGAATTGTATGCTTGAACAATAATTGCATCATCTATTCCTACAGCAGAACCATCGTCTGCGTATAAAGGTCTATCTACGCTATTGCTATCCTTAACAGATACATATCTAAGAACTCCATCAATTGTGTACTCATATACTCCAGTTGTAAGATCCAATGTTGTTGTTGTTGGAGCTTCTTTTCTTTCTGCTGATAAGTATCTTTTGCATTCATTATACAAATCTATAAACTCTGAATCAGACCAGTACACTGATTCTGTATCTTGTAGCTTATCTCTTACGCTTGCAAGTAGTTCTCGTACAGTCATTACATTCCTTTCATGAATACTTTGTTAAATGACTCGTTATCAACAAGTTTAAATTCTTTTTCTTCCCATGCTTGGCAAGTTCTTAGATTATGGCAAATAAAGTCAAATTTATGACAATAGCCACGTCCTCCACCATCTAAATCAAGTTTGTTTAATGGGATGGAGTTCATCTCTAACATCATACCATTTGTGTTATTAAAATATTCACAATTTGCACATAATTGTGCTCTTGCTTTAATCTCATCAATTCTCCATATTTTAGCCATTTTTAACCAGTACTCTTTATTAGCACTTGGCTCTATATATGTTTTTTCTGGACCAAGATTCCATTCCATCTTAACAATTTGCATATTCTTAGCATTGTCTGCTGAGTTTTTTATTTTCATTTGATACATTATTTTCCTTTGCTATGTGGAATAGCTTAATAATCCCTCCCGAAGGAGAGAATATAAACTATTAAGATGCAATGTTGAATCTAATAGCTCCATAAGATGAGCCACTTGCGTTGTCAGTGGTGCCATCGTGTTTTGCAAGAGCAACACCACGAATTTGACCAATCATGAAACCAACTTGGTTATCATAGTCAAACATATCTTCACCATACATAATTTCTTGACCATAAGCAAGAAGTACAGCGTTTGCTCCCATCAATACTGGAGTACCAGCAGCGAATGAGCTGTGCTCGTGGATTACTACGTTATTGAATGTACCAAGTGAACCAGTGAAGATAGCATTGCTTGATCCTCTAAGCCCAGCATTTTGGTTGAATGTCTTGAAGTCAGTTGATTTTCTGAAAGCAGCTGCATCTGATGGGTTAACCCCAAGAATGAAGTACTCTTCTCCACCTTCAACTTTGATTGGTTCAATTTTACGAGTAGTTTTTTCAGAACCTTCGGTAGCATCAATGTTTCCGAAAGTTGGGAACATAGCTTCTTTTTTCATATCTACGATTGCATCGTAAGTAAGACCAGTACCAGTGATGTGAGCAGAAAGAACTAGATCACATGCGTTAAGTGCTGTAAAGATAGCTTGATCCTCGTCATAAGACAACCAGTCAGTAAGTTGAGATCTTGCGTCATTTCTCATAGAGAATGCAACTCTTTTCTCATCCATTTTACCAACAATTTTAATTTGTTGTCTAACTTGATCGATAACAACTCTTTGGTAGTTGTAAGTCATTGCCTCTGAATTTGATTGATAAGCAGCATCAGAACCCGTTCCAATTGTACCTTCTAGTGGAGTGTTACCAGTTACACCAGCAGTTCCTCTGATTGAGTTGCTGAATCCGAATGTTACTGCATCTCCCGGAGCTTTTTGAAGATCTCTCTGTACTCTAACTACTGATTTATTATCAACACCCTTGAATCTTCCAAAGAAAGTTCCTTCTTGATAAATCTTGAATAATTGTGCGTTCCATTGCTCAACTGTTAAGCCATGTGAAGTTGCGATACTTGTATTTGCCATAATTTTTTCCTTTAGCTATTCGCTATATTAGTAACCAAACACTGATGCAAAACCATCTTCTGATTCAGATGATGTTCTCGATGAATTAGAGCTTCCGATATTGTTTATAGATGGTGTTGGTTTTTTAACTCCATCTTTAGAGATACCGAACTCTTTCATGAGTTTCTCTCTTTCCTCTTGTCTGATTTTATTCTCAGCTTTAGTTTTATTATCGACCCTACCCTTGAGGTAATTATATGCATATTCGAATTTATTATCTGAACTTTGTAGTGAGGTCACAAAGTCTGGATCTTCTTTCATAGCAGTGTCTACTGTTTGTTTATTTACTACACTGTAGTAATCACTCTTAGACTGTGCATATACATTTTCATCAACTCTAAAATTAGTTTCTGCCATAACTTTAGTAATATACTCCATTTTGTCTACGAGCATCTTAAAGTTTTTTTCTGGGTCATCCCAGAACCCTTCGATGCTTAGATCTTGAGCATTACCTTCGTCTCCTCCGTCCTCTTGCTTTTGCTTTCCCTGCAACTCATTTATGAATTTATCTTTATCCGAGATTCTTTTCTTGGATATTTCAGATTCTTTTTTAAGAGCCTCAAGTTCTGCTTTTAGCGTTTCCAATTCACTTATTGTGTCTGTGTCGCCTTCTTCCGAAGCCGTATCTGTATCAGTAAGCGTCTCTGATGATTCGCCATCCTCTTCAAGGGTAGGTGCATCAGAATCAGTTAACTCATTCTTTGCTGTTTCTGGATCCACATCGCTGTTGGTAGCTTCTCCACTATCGATTCCTAGTCCTGCCATTAAGTCAGATACTGGGTTTCTATTTTCGGGTAGATTTTCTTTCATAAAAACCATCCTATTTTTGAATTTTACCACATTTTTTATAAAACTGGTAATTTGACTTCGTTTATACTCCAGCTTGAGTTAGTTTTACTTCTTAGGCTTTTTGCCTTTTGTCTTACATGCCATTAGACTTCTCCTTTGCTTTTTGTACTTCTTTTTCAACTTGTCTTGCAGTTCTTTCTTGAACAAGCTGGTTCTGAAGTTGTTTATTTTGACCATCAAGTTCTTTCATAGACTCTTGCATTTTCTGTATTTGTTGTCCAGCCTGATCAAGTTGAGTTTGCATATCATAGAACTGCTTGATGTCTTCAGCCAATTGATATTTATCTTTAATTGAGCTGTATCTTAGCAATACTTCCATTGGAATAGGTCTTGATGTTTGACCTTGGATCTGAAGTAGTTGTGCAAATTGCTCTTCACGTTCACTTAGCCCAGCTGGAGCTTCCTCAATAATAATATCAACATCATCATTTGACATATCGTTAATTTTAGCGATCGTATCATCATCAAGTATAGTCATTTGATTGATTGGCATAAACGCAAACTTACCATTTTCCTCCAATACTCTAACCATTCTCGCTTCAGTATAGTAGTCTGGAACCAGCTTCATAGTTACATACGCAAGTTCGTATCTTGTAATTCTTAATTTGTTCAACGCTGGAACGATAGAATTCACTGCTTGGGTGATAGAGATATTTGCTTTTGTACCAGACTCATACTGACTTGATTGACCAACAAATGTTGGGTTTAGCCCAGCTGTATAGAAAATATTCTCTTTTGCAAGCTGCATCATCTGAATATGAGTATTTGCCAGCTGAGTATTGTCTACAACTTTAATTTTTCCATTAGCAAGAGCACCTTCAGCTAATTTTGTAACACCATTTGGCTTAGCAAGTGTTTTTTCTGCTTCAGACCAATCTACAAATGCATCTTCCTCTGCCAATACTTGTGCAGAGTTCAAATAATGCAATGCTTTTGAGTGTCTTTTGTTTACTTCGTCTTGTCCAGACAGCATAGACTTAACAAATCCATATGGGAAGTTGTTTAAGTCTCTTTCTACTGTATATTGTACAAATGGGTATCTATTTGTCGAAAATGGTTTATATTCTTCATATAGAATTTGACCTTTTACCCAAATAACAGTTCTAAGATCACCGTTTTCATCTTTGAGCCAAGTATTAATTAGTCTTGGTCTGTTTCTATCGCCTTTGTAGTACCAAAGATTGTTTTCTGATGATCCTTCGAATCCAAAAATGTCTCCAGTTGAATCTTCTTCTTTGTAACTTGGGAATTGAGCCTTAATAATGTCAGCATCTGTGAAAATTGCCATATGAACATATCGAGCATCAGTCAAATCGTCTCTTTTTGATAGTGGATCTGTAAACATATCTCTATAATCTACAAAAGAATGAACAATATCTGTTTGCTTTTCACTATTTTCAGTAGGGAAAATACTAATCCATCCTCTACCAACAACAAAAGCATCTCTAATCATTCTATCTACTTCGTCATCTGATCTTGAATTGTATTGAATGTAGTCATATAGCTTAGTTTTTGCAGAAGCGAGCTTCTCATCGCTCAATCCACGTCCAGCCATTGTGATTTTTGGTCTATTTCGTCTTTCAGCACCAATAATTGAATCAACTGCAGGTTTTATATGGTTATATGTAGTAACAGCTTGACCTCTTGCTATTAATTCGGCTTCTTCATCAGATGTCCACTGATTTCCATGATAGTAATCGTACCAAACTGAGGCATTATTCCTCCAAGGTTGATCCCATGACGCACTATCATTAAACATTTTTGCTACTTTTGCAAGTAACTCTTCTTTTTTCAAATTATCTGCTTCTTTTTTAGTCAAAACTGTTCTCCGTTAAATTATTTTCCAAGATTGTGATGGTTTTTTGTTAAAAAACTTATCATAGCTGTCATTTATCTGATTCCTTGTTGGTTCTTCAGACTTTCTTGGGTATTTTATCTTATTTAAGAAAAAAGATAAAGCATCACTTCTATCATCATGAGGAGTTCTACCAAAAAGTAGCAATTCACGCTCCATTTCTGTAATTTCTCCATCATCTCTATTATGATATATCAAACCAGCTTCATATAAAGGTTGAAGTTGTTCAATTCTTGCCTCTTTAGAGCCAGAGTGTGAAGGGATCTCTTCAAAAGGGAACTTTATTCCCTCTCTTTTCATCTCTTCTTTAATTTCCAAGAACATTGATCGTTGGGCAGCTATAGTTTCCATCCATACTTTCCTAGGATTGTATTTCCTAACCAGATTATACAATAATTTTCTGTTTTTACTAGGAGTATCTCTATTTGCATATACTCTAACAACATACCAGTTCTTTTCATGATCTACAGCAAGTACTATTATAGCCGATCTGTCGGCTCTTGCCTTTTTACCAACTCTATCTGGCATTGCTGGATCATACGCAATATAGTACCATAAGTTTTCATTATTTAACTCGTTAACCTTAAAGTATTGAAAGTATTCTTGCTTAAAAGTTGCATCATTATCAGATACCATTGGGTTATTATGGTTCTCTGCATAGAAAATTGCCATTTTCCCAAGTGCTTTATACATTTTTTTCTGAGATTCGTACTCTGATTCTGGCAGCAGGTCTGGAGCTATCATATTTCCTTCATCATCTTTTGCTTCCCACTTAGCACTACACCATTCTGGGTTAATAAGCATTTGATGTAATGCACTCATGTCCTTAATAATTGTACCAACATAACATACATCGTATATTCCTCGTCTATTTGTTGAAGGTATTACGTTTGTAAGTATATAGTTTAGCAATTCTGGAGACCCAGCTGTTATGTCTGTTTCAATATCATCAAGCACAATCATGTCTGGACGTGAATCTAAGTGAAGTTCGCCCCTGATTGACTGACCAGCACCTTTAGCAAGAACCCTTACTCCAGTTGATGTCACAAAATCTGTCTTTGCCCAGTCTGTACTTTTTAGTGTTTTTCCTTCTGGAGCAAAATCTCTTACAAGTCTTTCATTAAATTCAAGCTCTTGTCTGATACGCATAACGAATGCTTTCGCTTTATCCTCAGAATCTGATACGATTACAATGAATTTTCGCTGCTGAAAACATATCCTATAAAGAGTAAGCAAGAATCCAACAACTGTAGACTTGGCGTGCCCTCTGGGCACAGCCAAGGCTTTGAGTTTGTGATCAGAAGCCATAAGTGCCAACATATCAGTATGTAGTTCTGGATGTTTGTTAGGAAAGTGTTCCGGAAAGTATGTTTGACCAAAAAGCATCATAGCTTCTGCTAATTCTCTATTCTTTTGAGCATGAATAGCAGACATTCCTTTTCTGTTTGCCCAGAAGGTGGTTCTAAAAATGTCCTCTGGATCGTATTCCTTCTGCTGAAGATTAGTTATCGACAACTTCTGCCTCCGTATATAACTCTTCTTGTTCTTTTTGAACATCCTCTATCTTTTTGTTTGCTTGATTGTGCAATTTCAGCTGCATTTCTCTTAGCTTTTCAACGAAGTCCTCTTTTGTCTGTTTTACTTCAACTTTTACATGAATATCTTCTTGGAATGTAGGCATATGCTCTAGCATTACCTTTGAAGCACTTACTCTTTCCCTTGCATTAACATTTTCATCAAGAGCCAGAGAGTATAGGTTCTCATAGATACGATGTTTCTTCTCTAAGAACTCAATCCACCAAGTTTTGTGTGATTTCTCATATAGTTCCTGAACTACTTGTGCTCTTTCAAGCTGTCTTACTGCTTTTGTTACATTTGCATTCACTACTTGCTGATTACCAGCAGCTCTTTCTACAGCAGCATCATATCTTTCTGGAAAGCAAGCCTTTAGAGCTTCACTTTTCTTTGTTCCAGACAAAACCATAAGAACATAATCAGCATATACCTGCTTTTCTGGATCTTCTGATATTTTCTGTAAATCTTTCATTACATGTTTCTGTATATGCATTCATTTTCCTATGTCTATTTTTGGAATGATACCACAAAATCTTAAAAGTCGTCAATTTTTGAGCTCATGTGTGGATTTTTGTAAAATTTGTATGAACGCTATACACTGTTCCGAATTCGGAATTGTTATTTTTCATAGGGGGGGGGATTTATGCTTCGCTCTCATATTTTATATGGTAGTGATACTTATTTTCCCTCTCCATCATACATGTGATAGGTGTAGTTTCGGTATGTTTGTTTGAGATATTTATGTCTGTATTATCGTTCTCATCGGTATTCGTAGGTATTTCTGTGTCATTCAATTGTCGTCAATTTTTTATTCCATATTAACTATATCGTATGGTGTGTCCATTACTATTGATTTTGGTTTTATTGATGAGTTTGATATTGATGCTTATGAGTCAATGATTAATGATGTTATTGAGTTGCTTGATGAGTCAAGTTGTTTAGAGTTTGATGTTGAGGAGTTTTAAGATGATTACAATTAAAGATTTTGCTAAGAGCCAAGAGGTTGTTAAGTCTATGAGTTATTCAGATACTAGATTTAGTTCTGATAGAGAGTATGTTGAAGATTTTGCTGATTTTGCTAACTTTGAGTATCGTTTAGATTTAGGTGTTGAGAGCACTCCATATGGTCTATTGCAGACTGCAGTGTTTGTTGATGGTCAAGATATGTTCTTGGCTTCAGCATTAGAGAGCCAAGGCTTTCGTGGAGAATCTCAGATTTCAATGTGGTTTCAGCGTTTGACTTTGAAGGGTTTCAATAGTTTTACTAAAGATTTAGAGTCTGATGATTATGTCCATATTATTGATAATGTGTATGATAATTATTTAAAAGCTCATGGCTATGATGTTTCCGTTTCTGACATCATTGAGTTAGGTGAGTGGTTAGACGCTTATAAATGTTATATCTTGACATATGTGGCTGAGAATGGTGATAAGCACCGTTTGGTTGTTAATGAGCGTCATCAGTTGTCGAGTATCTCGATTAAGTATTCTGGTCGTGAGGTTTCTGTGAAGTCTAAGAGTAAAAGGCTTTTCTAATACGATGTGGCTAACGCCACATCTATTTTTTTTTAATTTGCCACAATTATAAATCCCCCTATTTCCCTATGAAAAAAATAACACTCCCTCATTCGGAAGCAAATTAAAAGTAAAGGAGAACCAATGAGTGAAATAATAAATGTTATCAGAATCAATATTAAGATTGACGAAGATTTTATACAACAAATGGAAAGGATATATTATGCAAATGAAATTGGAACAATTGTACAAGAAAGCAACGACTACTCTACAGCAGTTATTATCACATTCGAAAAAAGAGAAGAAGAACTCAGTGATTGGAAAGATTATCAAATCTGATAAGATACCATTCATAGGTTTTTTTGGGAAAAAAAATAAACCAAAATTTTATGTATTCTGGAGGTAAAAGATGCTGACTTCAATAAGTGTATGGACATTAGTTGTAATGCTGCAAAGTTTTAAAGATCCAAGTGATGTTACTGTAATTGTTAAAGAGTATAGTACGAAAGTAGAATGTGAGCTTCAGGCTTCAATGTTTATTAGATATTCAGAAGATCATTCAGTTGAATATACATGTGAAAGGACAAAGAAAGTATGAGTCCAATACCAATTACATTAGCAGTAGAAATGCTTGGAATTGATGATTCTACAATATATGTATCTGCTAAATATAAGCCATACATTGTTCGTGGAGGAGATGAAAATATGTTTCACTATGATAAATTTATGAGGCATGAAGGTATTATGAATGTAATCTATAATCAAATTGGATTGTTTGTAGAGTACTTGAATAAAGAACTAGGATTTTCGTATCAACAAATAGGAGATTTTGTAGCTGCACATAGCAATTTAAACGCAAAAAGCACAGCAGGTTCTATGTGGAAGAATGATTTTTCAGCAAAGAAAGCAATGCAAATTGGTGTTGTATATAAAAGATTCGCACCTGAATTAGTTAATGCTTTTGATGAG